TGGTGACGGAGAGTAAGGCCGGCCGTCACACAGAGTGAGGACCGCGGCCCTGGTTTGAGACGTACGTCACAACGGGAACTAGTTGGCACGTACGTGCGTTGTGGAGGGTAGAAGGATGCGGAGCCGCCGCACCCTCCTACCGCCTAGGAGCATGGCATGACAACAGCACGCACCGCCCCACGGAAGGTCACCAGTCCCGTCACCGTGACGCTGGAGGGTGTCTGGGGAACCATCCGGCGCCGCCACCCGGAACTCCCGCCGGTGGCCATCGTGGTGTCCTCCGGTACCGCATCCCTGGCCAAGGGGGTGGCCCTGAACCAGGGTCATTTCGCGCCGGGCCGGTGGGAGGAGGACCAGGACACGCACCATGAGATTTTCGTGGCCGGTGAGATTGTCAATGATCCGGAGCGGGTCCTGGGCACGCTCCTCCATGAGGCGGCCCATGCGCTGGCCCACCTCCGGGGAATCAAGGACACGTCACGCGGCGGGCGGTATCACAATGCGGAGTTCCGCACCCTGGCGGCGGAGGTGGGCCTGGACGCGGCCCAGGTGGGCACCATCGGGTGGTCGGACACCTCCCTGACGGAGGACACCAGGGCCGCGTACCGGGTGTCCCTGGAGCGTCTGGGGACCATCACCGTGGCCCGCCGGGCGGAGTCCCGGAGGGAGGCCACCGGCCGGAAATCCAATAACAACGGGGTGGCCGCCGCCTGTCCCACGTGCGGACGGAAGATCAGGATGAGCCGGTCCGTCGAGGAGGCCGGACCCATCGTTTGCTGGCCATGCCTGCTGGAGGCGGAACCCCGGCGCGGGAATCGTCACCCGGAGTCCCTGGCCCCGTTCGTTTTCGCGGCGGACGACCAGGACGAGGAGGCCGGAGAATGAGCGCCCCCCTGGTGTGCCTGGACGGCCCGGAGGAGTGCTCCGGGCCGGTGGAGTACCGGTGGGCACTGTCCGCCACGGGGCGGTCCTTCCCACGGTGTGAGCGGCACTGGGCGGACCGCCTGGCCTACCAGGACCGGATCACCCGCCGGTACCCGGACCAGGCCACCCCGCCGTCCTGGTTCGATCCCACCGCCGCCGGTGAGTCATGGGACGAGGACCAGTGACCGGCGCCTGGGAGGACCCCGCCGTCCGTGCGGCGGTCGCGCGGTCCATCCAGGAGCAACACTGGACCCATGTGGAGCACTCGGAGGAGGGCCTCCAGGCGGGGCCGTGGCGCCGCGTCACCCGTGCCGTCTGTCAGTGCGGGTGGGCCTCCTCCTGGTTTTTCTCCGGCGCCGTGGCGGTGGAGGAGGGCCTGACCCACTCCGCCACCTCCAGGACCCTCTGACCCATGGCCCGCCATCGTCCTAGTGACGGTGGCGGGCCATACCCTTATCGGGACCCGTTCGCAACCAGGAGGCCGCCATGACTGACCCTCTGTTCACCCTGGGCGGAACCAGTGCCGCCGCCGGGCGCCCTATCCGGGCGGCCCTGGATGCCCGCATGGCGCAACTGGAGGGCGCGGACTGGGAGCCTGACCTGGTGGTCCTGGCCCAGTCGCTGGCGGACCGGCTGGACGCCGCGAATGCGGCCCGGACCCAAAACCGTGGCGGCACACCAGGTTACGTCCAGCTATCCAGTGAGTACCGGGCCTGTCGGGTGGACCTATTCGGAGCGGCAGATGACACCGGGAGTGACGCCCTTGCGGACGCCTACGCGGAATTCAGTGCCGCCGAGACTGGCCACCCCACGGGACCTGTCCCGCCCGACTGACGGCGCCGCCGGAGCGTTCGTCGCTCATACGCACCGCCGCCCGTGGAACGCCTGGCAGCGGGCCGCCGGTGACCTCCTGGGCGAAATGCACCCCGATGGCACGTACGTACACCAGGTGGGGGTGATCATGGTCCCCCGCCAGGCGGGGAAAACCACGTTCGTGTTCGACCTGGCCCAGGGTCGGTGCATCCAGCACCCGGACTACCGCGCCGCCTACACGGCCCAGACGGGCCACGTGACCACGGAGCGATTCCAGGAGCGCATGGCGGAACTGGCGGGCACCCCGCTGGCCCAGGTGGTGGCGTCCCGCCGGTCCGCCGGTACGGAGCGAATGACGTTCCGGCGGGGGAGTTTCCTTAAGGCGTTCCCCCCGAAGGATGGCGCGCTGCGGGGGTCCGCGCTGGACCTGGTGGTGGTGGACGAGGCCCAGGAAATCGACGAAACACAGGGCCGCGCCCTGGACCAGACCATCATCCCGACGATGCAGACGCGGCGGCGCCGTCAGTTGATTCTGATAGGGACCGCCGGGACCACGAAATCGGATTACCTCCGCCGCTACCTGGACCTGGCCAGGGTGGGGACCCCAGGGATAGCGCTCCTGGAGTACGGCGCCGACCAGGATGACGACCCCACGGACCCCGCCGTCTGGCACCGCGTCCACCCTGGCCTGGCCGCCGGACTGGCGGACGAGGCCGCGCTCCACTCCGCCCTGGCCGTCATGGGCCTGTCCGGGTTCGCCAGGGAATTCCTGAACGTCTGGCAAGTGACCTCCGATGCGGTGATCCCACCGGGGGTCTGGTCCGCCGCCGCCGCCCCCCTCGAGCGGCCCAACCTGGACCCGCCGGTGATCGGGGTGGACGTGGCCGTGGACAGGTCCAGGACCTCCCTGGTGGCCTGCTGGACCGGCTCCAGCGGCCTGCCGGTGGTGGAGGTCGTCGCGTGCCGCCCTGGCGTCACCTGGGCCGTCACGGAGCTACGCGCCATCCAGGCCGCGAACAAACCAGCGGCCATCGTGGCCACCGCGGACGGCCCGGTGGCCACGGTGGTGGACGCGGCCACCAGGGCGGGCCTGACCATCACCACCGTGTCCCCACGGGAGTACACGGCGGCCTGCGCATCGTTCTATGACAAGATCATGGCACGTACGTGCCTGCATCGGGCGGAGCCTGACCTGGACGCGGCGGTGGCCGGAGCCGCCCGCCGTCCGATGGGTGACGGGTGGGGGTGGGGGCGCCGGACCTCCGCCGCCGAAATCTCCCCCCTGGTCGGCGGCACGCTGGCCGCCTGGGGACATGATCACCGCCCCGCCCCGGCGGTCCGGCCCAGAATCATCACTCTGGAGGATTCAGGGTGATCACCCTGGGCCGCACTGGTGGCGGCGGCGGCGCGGGGAACGGGTGACCTAACCAGACGTAGAGGACCGCCGTGGGCACCCGCCCGCCGGGGAGCGGGCGGACTCCGTCCGCGTGGACCCACCGCCAGGCGGTGGTCCGGTGGACCCCCCACATTTCCGCCAGTTGGTCCATCGTCAGATACGGGTGCGCGTACGGGTCCGGTAGCTGGATGTCATCCACGGGTGTCTGGATACAGGGCGCCACCGACAGTTAACGGCGGGTCACAATTAGTGCGGGCGGGTGATCTTTGTGCGCCCTGTTGCATCCGGGGACAAAACGGACACGTTTTATTTGACAATCACCCGTTTGCCATGTTTGGTCCGGGGCCATGGGACTCCGTGCGGCACTGGGACTATCGGCCGCCATCCGTACCGGCTCCGTCTCGAAAATGGCCCCGGCGGCGGCCTATCCGTCCGCCGGTGGCGGCCTGTTACCGGCCTCCCCATGGGGTGACGACACCCTCACGTCCATCACCCTCCAGGACGTGTTTGGGTGGCTGGACCAGGAGCTACTCCCTATCGGCCGATCGGAGGCCATGAGCGTCCCGGCGGTGGCCGCCGCCCGCCACCGCGTCTGCGGCACGCTGGCCCGCCTGCCTATGCGCGCGTACCTGGGCGATACGGACACCCTCTGGGCGGGCGGGTCCCCGGACCTGCTGGCCCAACCTGACCCGGCGGAGCCACACCAGCAGACCCTCCTCAAGACCCTGGATGACCTGTTTTTCGACGGCGCCGCCTACTGGGGGGTGACCCGCCTGGACTCCACCACCGGGCGCCCGTCTCAGGTGACATACATTCCCCGCCAGTGCGTCCAGGTGGACCAGGACGGGCGGGTGACCATTGACACCGCGTTCACCTCCTGGTTGGCCACCACCCAGGGCCGCGCCGTCCTGGGCACCGCCCTGGACGCGCCCTGGGTTATCTTTTTCGCTGGCCCCCACCCTGGCCTCCTGAATTTCGGCGCCCGGACCCTCCGCTCCGGCCTCCGCCTGGACCGCGCCGCGTCCAGGGCCGCCGATAACCCCGTCCCGTCAATCGAGCTCCACCAGACGAACGATGCGGACATGTCGGACGCGGCCGTGAGGGACCTTATCCGCCAGTGGATGTCCGCCCGGCGCGGGGAAAACGGCGGGGTCGGGTACACGTCCGCCGGGGTGGAGGCCCGTGCCATGGGTCAGCAGCCGGAACAGTTGCTGATCAATGGGCGGAACCAGCAGGCGGTGGAAATCGCGCGACTGGCAGGCATTCCGGCGGCCAGTATTGACGCGGGTATCCCCGGGACCTCCCTCACGTACGCCAACCTGGCGGACCGGCTCCGGGACCTGGTGGATTTTGGCCTCCAGCCGTACGGGGTGGCCGTCACTGACCGCCTGTCCATGGATGACTGTCTCCCGCACGGGGTTTCGTCCCGTTTCGACTACTCCACCCTGACCGCGCCCACGGCGGCGGCCCAACAGACCCCCATGTCCTCCCCCCCGTCAACAGAGGCGGGCCTCCCGGAAAGTGTGACCCCATGAGCCTAGCCACGTACGTGCCACGCGCCCGGCGGTATCTGACCGCCAGCGCGCCGGTACTGACCCGCGTTCAGATTCTGGACGCCAGGGTGACCGCCGCGAACGCGGGCACCCGGACCATCACCGGCCTGGTGGTGTCCTGGGGCGCCATCGGCCGGACATCCGTTGGCCCCGCCCGTTTCGCGCGCGGGTCCATCCAGGCGGCGGACCCGTCCCGCGTCAAGCTCCTGGTGGAGCATGACGTGGCCCAGGTGGTGGGGTATCTGACCGCCGCCCAGGAGACTGACCAGGGCCTCCTGGGCACGTTCACCGTGCCGCCTGGCCCCGCCGGGGATGCGGTCCTCCAGTCGGCGGCCTCCGGCCTCCGGGACGGCCTGTCCGTGGGGGTGGAGGTGGAGGCCGCCGCGCCGGGCGCGGACGGTGTCCTGGATGTCACCGCCGGGGCCTGGCGGGAGTGTTCCCTGGTCGCGGTGCCCGCGTTCGTGGGGTCCCAGGTGACCCACGTGGCCGCCAGCGGCGCCCAGCAGGCCCCAGGAGCCACGTTCGCGGCCCAGGTGGCACTCCCGCACCCGCCCGCCGCTCCTGCCATGCCAGCGGCCCCGGTGGCCGCTCCTCCGGCGCCCTGGGGCGCCCCCCCGGCGGCCATCTGGGCACCCCCCCCCGCCCAGGTGGCCGCCGCCTGGAATCCACCCGGCGGCGGGTACATGGTGGCCCAGCGGCCCGCCGCCCCCATGACGTTTGACCAGGCGGTGGAACGGATCACCGCCGGATGGCGGTCCGGCGGTGCGGAGGGCGCCCTCCGGGCCGCCCTGTCGGACGTGGTCCCGCCCACGGACCCCGCCCAGAACCAGGCCCTGTTCCGCCCACAATGGTTGGGGGAGTTGTGGACCACCTCCTACACGGAGCGTCCGCTCATTGACGTGATCGGCAAGGCCCCGCTCACATCCTTTACCGTCACGGGGTTTCGGGTGAACCGCCCCGCGTTCGGAGTGGCCCCCTACACGGGGAACAAAACCCCGGTACCGTCCCCCGGCGGGTACGCGGTGACGGTGGTGTCCGAAACGGCCACCAGAATTGCGGGCGCCCACGATATCGACCGGGCCCTTATCGACCTGAGCGACGGCTCATTCGTCAGTAGCTATTTCCGCTACCAGACGGAGAATTACGCGGTCCTCACGGAGTCCCAGGTGGCCGCGTGGCTCCTGGCGGACGCCACCGCCGTGGTCGGCACCGCTGACAACATCCTGGGCGCCCTGGACCAGTTGGCCCAGTATTTCGCGGCCCTGGGCGGCGGCGCCCGCATGTCCTTCGTGGCCATTTCCGCTGACCTCTGGTCCGCCCTTATCGGCATTCCCAACCAGGAGGCCCCGTGGCTGTTCGGCGGGTCCGCCACCCTCACCGGCGGGACCGCCACCGTGGGCGGTATTTCCATGTTCCTGGAGGCCACCCTCCCGGACAATACGATTCTGGCGGGTGACCGCCGGGCGGCCACGTTCTACGAATGGAAAAATCCACCGCTGGCCATCCAGGCGCAGAACATTGCGAATGGCGGGGTGGACCTGGGAGTGTTCGGGTATTGCGCGTCCATCGTCAATAACCCGGTGGCCCTGGTCACCACCGGCCTGGCTCCGGTCCTCCCGCTGGCCGCGTCCAGCGAGCGCTCCAGTAAGAGCAAGTGACCATGACCGCCGCCGCCCCGGAGCCGGTGGTCTTCGTGCCCGCCTGGTTGTCCCCGGCGGACGTGCGGGAGTGGCTACGGCTGAATGGGACCCCGTCCACGGATGACGCACTGGTGACCAGGTGTGCGGCCGCCGTGGAGGCCCAGGTCCAGTCCGCCAGGCCGGACCGCTGGGTGATCCATGACCCCGACGAACCGAACCCACCGGACCCGCCGCCGCTGACCTGGCCCAGTGAATTCGTGCCAGATGCGGAGGTTTACCAGGCGGGGGTCCAGTTGGCCGCCCGCCTGGTCCGCCGCCGCAACTCCCCCGGCGGCCTGGAATCGTTTGCGGAGTCCCTGGTCTACGTGTCCGCGTATGACCCGGAAATCCAGCGGGCGCTCCGCCAGGGTCCGTGGCGCCGCCCCCTGGTCGGGTGACCGCCGTGGACCTCCAGGGCGCGGCCCAGGCGGTGGTGGACCGGCTCATGGCCGCCGGGGTCCAGGCCACCGTGGATGAACGGGACCTGAACCCACCGGCGGTCCTGGTCACGGTGCCGCTCCTGTCCTACCGGTTCGGTAAAGAGTCATGGACGGCCCAATTCACCCTGGCGGCGGTGGTCCCGAATTCCGGGCGCGCGACCGCCCTGGGTGGCCTGTCCGTCCTGCTCGACCAGGTGGCGGCCGCCATGGGCGCGGCGCCGGTCACCGCCCGCGCGATTGACCTCCTGGTCCCGGACCAGGGCGCCCCCCTGCCGGGGTATGAACTCATTTACAATTCGCGGATAGGAGAATAGGAAATGCCAGTATTCGGACCCGGTACCCTCAAAATCGGGGAAACGGGCAGTGAAATCGACGCATCGTGCCTTATCAATTCGGCGCGGATCACCATGACAAAGGACCAGGGGGATTCCCAGACGAAACTCTGCGGCACCGTCAAGCCTGGTTCCACCCAGTACTCCTATCAATTCACCGGAAATATCGACGTGGATACGGAATCGGGCGCGGCGGGGTTGTTCGCATTATCCCAGGAGGCCGCCGGTACGGAGCAGACATATACATTCACCCCGAATACCGGGGACACCACGGCGGCCACCGGTACATTGATTATCGACCCCCTGGATTTCGGCGCGGACGCATTTGGCGACACAATGAATTCCGATTTTACCTGGAGCCTGACGGGTAAACCGACATACACATATGCCACCGTTGGGCCGTGACGAATTCGGTTAAGGTCCGGGGCGCGGACGAGGTGGCCCGGACCCTCCGGGCCGCCGCCGACGACCTCCGCGCCCTGGACGCGGTGAATCGTGAGGCGGGCGCCCTGGTGGCACGTACGGCACAACGCGGGGCGCCGCGCCGGACTGGCCGCCTGGCCTCGTCCATCACGGTGTCCGCCGGACCGGACCGCGTGGCCGTGGCCACCGTGGGGGTGGTCTATGCGGGCGTCCAGGAGGGCGGGTGGGCGCGCCGGGGTATCTCGGGCCGCCACTACATGCGAACGGGCCTCCAGGCCAACCAGGACGCGGTACTGGCCCTATACGAACGGGCGGCGGCCGCCGCCGCCGACCAGGTCAGAGGAGCGTAAAGCCATGGGAGACAGCGCGTTAAAAAATCCACGGGTCCACGTGGTGATGGCGGACGGTGGGGAGTGGGA